TTCTCACCAGTGCTCAGTTGAAGCAGGCACTCAAAATAATTGCTTCTTCAATCTAACCTAAGGACCAACCAATCATGAAGAACATAATTGTCATACATCATCGGGGCGAAGAGTCTCCCATCACGCGAGTCGTTGATGCGACCCAGCTCGCCGAAGTCATCGAAGCGGCTAAGTCATCAGACTCGACTGCTGAGAAGATTGAAGTCTTCGCTCTGACCGCCACCCACACCCGAATCGTACAATGGAAGGAAACGAAATGAACAATAAAGATGATTTCCAAGAGTCCGATTTGACTCCCGAATGGGCAGAATTCTTTGAAGACCTCACCTTACTCATCGGCGCCATCGGAGCTCTAGTGGTACTCCTTCTTTGGTGAGACCATCTATAACCAGTACTCAGAAATCTTCTACCAGTACCTGAGGAACTTCTGATAATATCAATCGGCACCACCCCACCAACCACACGAGGTACCAATCAATGCAAATCATTTCGACAAGACAAGCGGTCACGCATGGCGTCAAGCTTCTCGTCTACGGACAGGCGGGAGTCGGCAAGACCTGTCTCGCCGCGACCTGCAATCGACCAATCATTCTTTCTGCTGAAGCTGGCCTGCTTTCGCTGAGAGCCCATGACATCCCGGCCATCGTCATCAAGTCGGTGCAAGACCTCACCATGGCTCATGCTCTCTTGAGCGGTCCTGCCGGTAATGATTACGACACCATCATTCTCGATTCCATCTCTGAGATTGCCGAGGTCATCTTGAGCCATGCGAAAGCTCAGACCAAGGACCCGCGCGCGGCGTATGGAGAATTGGCAGACAAGACCACGATGCTGATTCGAGCATTCCGTGATTTGCCGAATAAGAATGTCGTCTTCATCGCCAAAAGCGGGACGAAGGAAGTCGATGGCGTCCCGGTCACCGGTCCGAGCATGCCGGGAAATTCTTTGACGCAAGGCATCAGCTACTTCTTTGATGAAGTCGCCGCGATGCGAATCGGCAAGACTCCCGAAGGCGTCGCCTACCGATATCTGCAATTCCAACCTGACTTCTCTCATACCGCCAAAGACCGCTCCGGCGCGCTGTCAGCGATTGAAGAACCTCATCTCGGCAAGCTCTTTGCCAAGATTGCGGTGGTGCCTCAAGCCATCGCTCCGACCAGCGAGCCGGAACCCGCTCGCATCACTGAAGATGTTGCCCCCTTTTAATCTACCTACCATTAAGGAACCAAACTCATGAATGCTCCTCTCAATTTTGATGCCACTAAAATCGACCCGACCGATACCTTCTCTCCCCTGCCGGCTGGCGACTATCAAGTGGTAATCAGTAAGGCCGAAGTGAAGCCGACTAAGAATCAGCAAGGCCGCTTGCTCGAGCTGACCCTCAAGGTCGTCGATGGCCAAGCGCGCGGTCGAGTCATCTTCGAACGCCTGAATCTCTGGAATCAGAATCAGACCGCAGTCGAGATTGCTCAGAAGCGTCTGTCGCAGTATTGCCACGCCGCTGGTCGCCTGCGAATCGCTGACGCCTCTGAGCTGATGAACATCCCGGTCCTGGTCACCCTCTCGATTCGGCAAGACCCCTCGGGTCAGTATGGACCGTCGAATGAAGTGCGCTCAGTCAAGGCAGTCGCAGGCGGTTCGGCTTCGGCCTCAGCTCCCGCTCCTGCTCCTGCCGCGGGTTCGACCCCGCCGTGGGCTTGAAGTAATCTGTAACAAGAACGCCCGGGAGTTTCTCGGGCGTTTTCATCAATCAACCAACCGAGGCAATACAAATGAGTCACTCTTTCCTTTCCCCCAGCTCCTTCCCCCGCATCGCCAAGTGTCCGGCGTCCCTTCTCGCCTCTCTCCATGCTCCTCCTCGCGTATCAGCCGGGACAGCGGCCGATGAGGGTTCTCGGCTTCATGGCGTCGCTGAGGCGATTCTGAAACAGGCTACTATCTTATGGCCACCGACCATTCATGAGAATGACTCGATGGTGCAAACCTATGTCGAATACTGCCAAGCGTTGATTGTTCGCGCCGACCGCTATGGTATCGAGTCTCGAGTCTCTCTCGATGGCTTCGCACCCATCAATGGGCAATCGGGCACGCTCGACTTTTGGGCGCTCGTTGAAAAAGAACTTCATGTCGTCGACTTCAAATCGGGAAGTGTTCGGGTCGCCCCTGACTCTGAGCAGTTGCTTGCCTATGCCGGCGGATTGATGACCAGCGAATTCCCATCGTACACCGGCATCACCAAAGTGGTATTGACGATTGTTCAGCAGAATCATATCGAACATCATACGATGACCCTCGAAGAGTTTTGGCGAGAGCTTAAGGGATTGAGCAATGTCTTGCTCTCTGCCCTGAAACCGAATCCCGAATTCCGACCGAGCGATGAAGCCTGTCAGTATTGTCCTGCGGCTGGTGCTTGTTCTGCGAGGGCGGCGATGTTCGAGGGTCTGCTCAAGGCGACCGAAACGAATGAGGTCTCTCTGATGCCTCTCGACAAGGTCGAGGAAACCTTCATCTGGAAGTCACGGGTCGACCGATACTTTAAGCAGATTGAAGAGTTCCTCTTGAATACTCTTCACTCCGGCACCGAGTTGCAATTCTTCGAGCTGGGCAAATCGAAACCGCATCGTACCTGGTCTACTCTCAATGGGCTCGACTTCATCAATAAGGCGAAAGAGCGAGGCATTGAAGACCCGTTCATTCTGCTCGACCCCATCTCTCCCGCCAAGGCCGAGAAAGCTCTTGGTAAGAAAGTCTTCACGGCGACCATCGGCTCTCTCGTCTTCCAACCTGAGGGAGAAGCGAAGATTGTTGCCAAGGTATTCGACAAATGATTCTTCGTCCCTATCAGAATGAAGCCGTAGACTCGGTCTTCAACTTCCTCTTTGCCGGTCCCGGCAATCCGCTCATCGCCATGCCGACCGGGACCGGTAAGTCGGCAGTCATCGCGGGCATCTGCCAGCGGGCTCTCAGGGATTGGCCTGAGACCCGCATCTTGATGCTGACCCATGTCAAGGAGCTCCTCAAACAGAACGAGAAAGCATTGAAGCGGGTATGGCCTGAAGCTCCCGTCGGAATTTATTCGGCGGGGCTGAAGCGGCGTCAGGTCGATTCAATAACGATGGCGGGTGTCGCCTCGGTATACCGCAAGCCTGAAATCCTGGGTACGAAGCATCTCATCATCATCGACGAGGCTCATCTGCTCGGTCCCGATGATGAGACGATGTATCAGAGCCTGCTTCGGAAATTGAAAGAGGTCAACCCGAACCTTCGAGTAATCGGATTGACTGCTACCCCCTTTCGATTGAAGCAGGGCATGTTGACCGATGGCGGATTGTTCACCGACATCTGCTTCGACCAGACCGGTATCGAGAAATTCAACGAGCTGATTGAAGCCGGATATCTCGCTCCCCTCATCGCGCGTAGTACGAAGCTTCAGATTGATACCTCGGAAGTTTCGATTCGTGGTGGCGAGTTCGCCGCTGATGAAATCGAGAAGCTGGTCGACGCTGATGCAATAACCCAGCTGGCGCTCGATGAAGCTCAACGCCTCGGTGAGGGGCGGAAGCGATGGATTGCTTTCTGCTCGAGCGTCAATCATGCCGAGCACGTTGCCGAGGCTCTCAGGGACCGAGGGCTCAAAGCAAAGGCGGTACATAGCAAGATGCCGGGAGAGGAGCGGGACCTGGCAATCGCTCAGTTCGTTTCGGGCGAGATTGATGCGGTAACGAACTTCGGGGTACTGACCACCGGCTTCGATTGCCCTGATATCGACCTCATGCTATTGCTTCGCCCGACCAGGTCACCGGGACTGCATGTTCAAATTCTCGGCCGAGGTACTCGACCGAGTCCCGGGAAGACCGATTGTCTGGTACTGGACTTCGCGATGAATGTGAAGCGTCTCGGTCCCATCAACAATCCTCAGATACCTACCAAGCATAAACGAGGTACCGAGTCGATGGGTCCGCCCATGAAGACTTGCCCCGAATGCGATGCCCTCTACCCGATAGGCGCGAGGGTCTGCCCTTGCTGTGGATATGAGTCCCCAGCTCCCGCAGGATTCGTTCCTAAGGCCGGGACCGACGATATCATCGCCAAGACTCGAATCACCCGAGAAACGTTCCCAGTCGATTTTATCCAGTACAACATTCATCACAAGGCTGGGAAGCCACCATCGCTTCGGGTCCAGTACGCTTCGGGGCTCTCTTTCTTCAATGAGTGGGTCTGCCCCGAGCATAGTGGCTATGCTCGTACCAAGTTCGAGCAGTGGTGGGCGCGGCGAGGAGGTACCAATCCTCCGACTACGGTACCTGATGCGATTCGTCGAGCACCATCACTCATCGAGCCATCTCATCTGGTACTAAAGACCATCGCTGGTGAGAAGTACCCGACCATTGAGAAGTTTATTTTCGTGGAGGAGGAGAAACTTATTGACTCTGTTTGACCAAGCGATATAATGAAACTTGTAACACCCGTTTTATCACCAACCAACTTTGAGGTAACAACTTATGTCTGAAAAGAAACCCTATCGCAAACCTGATGGTATTGTAGCTCGCTCGTGGGCGGCATTCGATTCGCTCTACGCCGATGGCGTGACCGATAGTGCCCTCTACCGCGCCGCGGCAGTCAAGGCCGGCGCCAAGGAAGGAACTGCCTCCCAGCAACTGCTGGCTTGGCGCAAGAAGAATCTCATCACGACTGTGATGGCTGTTCGCAAAGGCGCAGAGCCGAAAGCTCCGAAAGAACCGAAGGCGCCGAAGGTGAAAGCCGAGAAAGCTCCTGCGAAACCGAAAGCGAAGTCGAAAGACCCCGCCTTCGCTCCGCGTGGTCGAGTGCGCGCTGTGCCCCCGAAATCCGAAAGCGGCAAAGCCAAAGTACCAACCATCTAACCCTAAGCCCGACTCGCCTACGAGCGAGTCGGGTTTTTATTCGGAATCTTCTACATGAAACACAACAACCAAGCACCAAGCCCGCCCGAGCGTCTCACCGCCAACAGCGAGCCGAGGGAATTTCTCTACGGCGTGCATTCAATCTTCGCCACGATTCAGGGCGAAGGAATCTACGCCGGCATGCCAGCCATCTTCGTTCGCCTTGCTGGCTGTAATCTTCAATGCCCTGCTTGCGATACTGTCTACACCAGCTCGCAACGCATGAGCATCCCCACCATCATCGAATCCATCGAAGCCTTGAAGTCGGTTGCAAAGCTGATTGTCATCTCAGGCGGCGAACCATTCCGCCAACCCATCGGAGCTCTCTGTTATGAGCTGATTCAAAAACGATGGGTAGTTCAGATTGAGACCAACGGCAGTCTCTTTCAACCGGGTCCTTGGCCTCATGTCGCCATCGTATGCTCGCCAAAGACCGGTAAGGTGAATTCTAAACTCCAGCCATTCATCAATGCCTACAAGTATGTCGCGGCTGAGAATGATATCTCAGACGATGATGGGTTGCCGACCATCGCTCTCGGCCATCCCGCCGCTCCCCGCCTCGCTCGACCCCACGCCGACTTCAAAGGTCCAGTCTATCTGCAACCGCTCGATGAGCAAGATGAGGTAAAGAATCTCCGCAACCTTGATGCAGTTGTCGAGTCATGCCTGAAGTTCGGGCATATCCTTTGCATACAGATTCATAAGATTGTGAAAGTCCCATGACAGGAGAAGTAAAAATGAAAAACAAAACACGCGCCCTCGTAGTTCTGAGTGGCGGTCAAGATTCGACCACCTGCCTGTTCCTCGCCAAGACCCAATACGATTATGTCGAGGCCATCACCTTTGATTATGGCCAGCGACATGCCATTGAGATTGAGGCGGCAATCAAGGTCGCTCAGCTCGCCGGCGTCAAGCATGAAATCGTCAAGGTCCCGAACTGCCTCATCTCGACCTCGCCGCTTCTGAGCGACAATGAACTCGAGCAATACGAATCGCCCGAACAGATGGCCGAGGTCATCGGTAATCGTCGCGAGCTTACTTTCGTCCCGATGCGGAATGCTTTATTCCTGACCATCGCGGCGAACCGAGCCGAAGCATCTCACTTCAATGTCATCGTCACCGGCGTATGTCAGGAGGACAATGCGAATTACTCTGACTGCCGCGCTTCATTCATCGCCGCCACAACCGAATATATCAACTACGCTTTGGGGCATGATACTGATACCGTCAACGCCATTCGGATTGATACCCCGCTGATGCGTTTCAGTAAAGCCGAAACCTGCAAACTCGCCGCCGCAATCCCGGGATGCCTTGAAGCCCTCGCCTACTCGCATACGAGCTACGATGGAAAGTATCCCCCGACTGATAACAATCACGCCAATGTGCTTCGCGCCGATGGCTTCGCTAAAGCCGGCATGCCTGACCCGCTGGTATTGCGAGCCGTGAGCGAAGGCTTGATGGAAATGCCAACCACCCCGAACTACTCACAGGAGTCTCTGAATGAAAACGCGTAAACGAAACCTCACCGCCCGCAAGACCCTGATGCTAGCCAAAGGCGGTCCCTATGCTGGGGAGCATCTCCTCCTCACCAGTCCCGGGACTCTGACCGTCAAGGTCGGCGCCTGGTATGGTCACTACGACTCCTCGATGCAGTGGGTGAGCGCATGAATCCGACTATCTTGAACAAAGATGATATTGATGCCGCGATTCTCCTGCTACATCATCGCGTCGAAGTGAAGCCTCGCTCTGATACTGGGCTGATGAATGTCTACGGGGTCCCCCGCGGGGGAACTCATGTCGCCTATTTATTGGCGTCAGCTTTTCCTGGTCAGTATCAGGTGGTGCATTCGGCCGAGGAGGCTGACCTCATCGTTGATGACCTGATTGATAGCGGGGCAACTCGCGAGCGATATCCTGACCACCCGTTCCTCGCTCTCTATGACAAACGCCTGATGCCGAATCCTCATCAATGGCTGGTCTTCCCGTGGGAGGTCGAGCAGGAAGGAGCGGGACCGACCGAGAACATTCGCCGCCTGCTCGAGTTCGTTGGCGAGAATCCTGCGCGCGGCGGATTGCTCGAGACCCCTGACCGGGTTCTCAAGGCGTGGCAATTCTGGACGCGTGGCTATGCCATCGACCCAGCTTCTGTCCTCAAGACTTTCGAAGATGGCGCTGAGAAGTGCGACGAGATGGTCTTAGTGCGCGACATCCCGCTCTACTCGCACTGCGAGCATCACATGGCGGCCATCATCGGAACCGTGAGCATCGCCTACATTCCGAATGGCAAGATTGTTGGCCTGAGCAAGCTCTCTCGCCTCGCCGATATCTTCGCCCGCCGACTTCAGGTGCAAGAGCGGCTCACCAATCAGATTGCCGATGCTCTCGTCGAGCATCTGCAACCGAAAGGTGTCGGTGTGATTATTCGCGCCCGCCATCTCTGCATGGAAAGCCGCGGGGTCTGCCAGCAAGGGCATCACACGGTCACCTCGGCAGTGCGCGGCGTGATGCGAACCGATGCCTCGGCGCGCGCTGAGTTCCTGAGCCTGACTCGCTGATAGCAAGACTCAAATCCCCGCTCCTGATGGCGCGGGGATTCTTCACCAACCTACTCTGAGAATATCCATGCGTCTTTATATTGCTGGACCCTTTACATCGGGATGCCATAAAGAATCCCTCACCTATCAGAAGTGCAGTCAGCGTGGTCGAGATATCCTCGACAATATGCCTCATGTACTCGAAAGCTTTCACTACATCGCTTCACCGACCCACCCCGACCGCATACGTCGACTGGGTAAAAAGATATTCCTCGACTCGGGAGCATTCTCGGCATGGAGTCAGGGGGTCACCATCGACCTTGAAGCCTATTGCCGATACGTGAAGAAGAATGCCGATGTCTTTGAAGTCGCTTCGGTCCTCGACGTGATTGGAGATGCCGAGGGCACTTGGCAGAATCAGCTTCGCTGTGATGCTATGGATACCGGCGGAGTTCCTATCTTGCCTTGCTTCCACTATGGCGAAGACCCGAAGTATCTGAAACGATACCTCGACAACTATGAGTACATCACCATCGGCGGGCTGGTCGGTAAACCCCGCAACGATGTGGTGCGATGGCTTGACCGTATATGGGGAAATTATCTGACCGATTCATCGGGAGCCCCTACACATAAGGTTCATGGCTTCGGCATGACCGGCTTGACGGTGATTCAGAGATACCCATGGTACTCGGTCGATAGTTCGTCCTGGATTCAGAAAGCATCCCGCGGGACCATCACGCATCCTCTTCTCGGTAGCGTATCGGTTTCGCTTCGAAGCCCTCATGCCAAAGACGAGGGTCAGAGCTTCCACAGTCTGAGTTCTATCGAGCAAGCTCGCTGGCTTGAGGCGATTGCCGAATCGGGACTCGATGCCGAATGTATTTTGTACTCTCTCACCGTCCCGTATGAGCGGTGGGTATTCAACATCTGGGCTTACCAAGAGATTGGTCGACGCAATATCGGCTTGACCACCCACTTCAAAGTAATCAACATGGAGCTGTTCTGATGTTTACCTCTCTGCAATTCGTTCGCGGTGCTATCGCCACTAAAGACTTCGTCCCGGTTCTTCGCCACTTCTATATTGCCGGCGGCAAAATTCAAGGTAGCGATGGCAAGATGACCCTCTGCGCTCCGATTGAAGGCATTCCTGATTGTTGCCCTGATGGCGCGACCTTCATCAAAGCCATCAATGCCTGTCATGTTTCGACTCCCCCAGTGATGAAGCTGACCCCGACTGGTCGGCTCAGTATCAAGTCTGGGAAGTTCACCGCTCTGATTCACAGCGTGCCGATTGGTGATTACTATCTCGTCGAACCCGAAGGCGATAAGCATGCTCTCGCTTCCGGCTTGCTCGATGCCATCAAAGCACTTCGCCCGTTCGTGGGCAATGATGCTACTCGCCAATGGTCGACCGGCATCCTCTTCCGTGATGGGCATATGTATGCCACCAACAACATCATGCTGGTCGAAGCGGCGCATGCCACTAATCTGCCGACTCTTTGTTTGCCGGCTTCGGTTCTCGATGAGCTGATTCGCATTGGTGAAGACCCTGTCGAGTTCTCGGCAACCGAGACCACTGTCACTTTCTTTCTCAGTGGCGAGCGATGGGTCAAGTCTCAGCTCTTGCCGATTGATTGGCCGGATGTGAAAGGCATGCTCGACACTGCGCCATCGGCGAGCGAACCTGTAGCTCCAGGATTCTTCGAGGCGCTACAAACGCTTCGCCCATTCGTTGAAGAAAATGGCGCCGTCGATTTAGTCGGCACTTGCCTCAAGGTCGGCGCAGAAGATGGCGGCGCAGAGGTCGACCTCAACAGCGAATTGCCGGCTGGCAGATATCACATCGACCAGCTCAATCTCGCTCGAGGAAGCGAGGCGATTGACCTGAGCAATTACCCAGCGCCGGTGAGCTTCAAAAGCCCGCTTTTGCGCGGCCTGATGATGGGGATGCGCCGATGAACCCTGAGAATGCCCCCAGAATCGCCTCAAACCGCCTCAGAAGCCGGCTAAGTACCCAAACCCGATTGGTACCCCAGTTGGCCGAGATATCGCCGGAGAACGCCGTAGAACGCAATTTAGAGGCCGTCTGCCCCCGAAAACCGCCCAAAACCGGCAGGTTTTGCCCATGAGACCCGATTCCCTAGGGTTCTTCTGGCAAGATGCCCCGATTCTTCGCTCTAGGAGCGGCTCTGAGGCGATATCTCGCCCCTTGGCGCCCATCGCCCCGAGTGATTGGATTCCTCGCCCCTTACCGAATCTGAGCGCGGCGAGATGCATCGGAATTGATACCGAGACCCGAGACCCCGATTTGCTGACCAAGGGGGCAGGATGGGCGACCGGTAATGGCGAGGTGGTCGGTATCAGCCTCGCCGTCGAAGATGATGCTTGGTACTTTCCGATTCGCCATACCGTCCAAGCCGAGATGAATCTCGACCCCGACATGGTACTTCGATATCTGAGCGATGTGCTCGGCGATTCTCGCCCGAAGGTTGGCGCCAATCTCATGTACGATGTCGGCTGGCTCAGACATGAGGGAGTGAAAGTCGGCGGCAAGCTGATTGATGTGCAGTTCATGGAAGCATTACTTCATGAAATCGGCGAGACCTCGCTCGAGTATCTCGGCGAGAAGTATCTCGGAGTGGGAAAAACCACTCATGATTTGTACGAGTGGGCGGCATTGAGCTACGGCGGCCGCCCTGACGGCAAACAACGCGCGAACATTTATCGCAGTCCAGTGACCTTGATTGGTCCCTATGCCGAGCAAGATGCTCGCCTGCCACTTCAGATTGCCAAACTTTTGTACCCGAAACTGATTGAGCAGAATCTTGAGCGAGTATTCGACATCGAGACTCGCCTCATTCCACTGCTGATTGAGATGCGAATGAAGGGAGTGCGGGTAGACCTCGAACGCGCCGAGATACTTCGCGAGGATTTGATGCGTCGCGAGGACCAGTTGCTCGGCAGACTTCGCAGTTTGGCCGGTGGTGATGTCAATCTTCACTCGAGCGACAGCCTCGCCTTGCTGTTCGACAAGGCCGGCATCCCGTATCAGCGAACCGCCGCGGGCAACCCGAGCTTCACGAAGGAGTTCATGGCGGGCATTGACCACCCGATTGGTAAGCTCATCAATGAAGCGCGTGGCTTGAACAAGCTACGAGGCACTTTCATTGACGGGTACATCCTCAATGGTCACACGAATGGCAAGATACATGCCGGCTTTCACCCCTTGCGAGGCGAGAGCGGGGGAACTCGCTCGGGTCGATTCGCTTCGGCGCAACCGAATTTGCAGAATGTACCCTCCCGCGATGAGGAACTGGCGCCGATGATTCGCGGATTGTTTGTCCCCGACATCGGGCATAGCAAGTGGGCGCGCTTCGATTACTCGCAGATTGAGTATCGGTTCTTCCTTCACTACGCCGTTGGCGTTGGTGCCGATGCGATTCGCGCCGACTTCAATGCCAATCCCGCGATGGACTTTCATGAGAAGACCCTCGACATGGTAGCTCCTGCGGCTGGCTGGGATATCTCGACCCCGAATCTTCGCAAGCAACGCCGCAAGCCGGTGAAGAATGTAAACTTCGGACTGCTCTATGGGATGTCTGAGCGAAAGCTAGCCAGCCAGCTCGGGTTATCAGAGAGCGATGCCAGCAATCTGTTCTCGGCTTACCATCAAGCTCTGCCCTTTACCAAGACCACCATGCGCGCGACGATGGCTGAAGCTCAACGCGATGGGGTAATCACCACGATACTTGGTCGCCGGTCTCGCTTCGAAAACTGGGAAGCGAAGAATAGCTGGACCGAGGAACGTCATCTGATGAACTTCGAGCAAGCCCGCGATGCGTACGGGCTCGATATTCAGCGGGCGATGACACATAAAGCCCTCAACCGTCGACTTCAGGGGTCCGCCGCTGACCTCATCAAGGTCGCGATGGTCGAGGCATACGAATCGGGGCTGTTCAATGAGACCGGCGTCCCACGCCTGACGGTTCATGACGAACTCGACTTCAGCCTTGAAGCGGGAGCGGAGGAGTATCTGCCAGCGATTAAAGAGTGTCTCGAAAATGCGTTAACCTTATCTGTTCCCATCAAAGCCGACCTCGAAGTCGGTAGCGACTGGGGTCATCTGAAATAATCACCTAGGAGTAATAACATGCGATATCAATCCACGAAGACCTTCAACCATGACCGAGGATTCTCTTGCGCCTTTCGTCAATGGCGAGCTCAATCCCATTGCCGCCTGATTCATGGCTACGCCTTGGCGTTCAAGTTCGTGTTCGAAAGCGAGGAGCTAGATGTCAGGAACTGGGTCGTCGACTTCGGCGGGATGAAGGACCTCGAACAAATCCTGCGAAACAGCTTCGACCATACCACCATCATCGCTGAAGATGACCCGCATATTGAGTACTTCCAACAAGGGCATGATGCTGGGGTTCTGAACCTGGTGGTCTTCCCCGCGGGTGGCTGTGAGAAATTCGCCGAGTATGTCTTCGCTGTCACCGAGCAGTGGCTGAAGGACTCCGGCTACCCTCACGTCACTTTGAAGATGGTCGAGGTCTCTGAGCATGGGGCGAACTCCGCTCGGGTGGTCGCATGATTCGGGTTGTAGGTATCGACCCGGGATTGAGCGGGGCACTCGCCCTGCTCGTTCATGGGCAAGTGGCATTGGTCTGCGACCTCCCGACCATGGAACTGCGAGGGGGTAAACGCCAGCTCAATTGTCGGGGCTTGGCCGAGATACTGAAAGAGATGGAACCCGATGAGGTTGTGGTCGAGCAAGTCGGCTCGATGCCGCGGCAAGGAGTGTCGAGCGTATTCTCATTCGGCATGACCTACGGTATGATTCAGGGCGTGACCCTTGCCCTGAATCTCCCCTTGCATCTCATCACCCCTCAGACTTGGAAGAAACATTTCGGGCTTATCAATAGCGAGAAGGATGCGGCACGCTCTCTGGCGATTCAGCGGTTCCCAGAAGCCGCCCGCCATCTCGACCGGAAGAAAGATGTCGACCGAGCTGATGCGATTCTGATTGCCGCCTACCACTACAAGGTGAGCCCGTGAGCTGGCAACGCCGGCTCGCCCCATACCGAAGCATCGCCATCGCCGAGGGCTGTGCAATACTCGGCGAGGGGATTCGGGGTAATGGGCATCTTGAGCTTTGCCTGAGAAATTCCTTCGGCAAAGAAACCACAATAATACTAGCGTACTCGGCCTCGGACTATCGGGCTCATCTCAACAATCGAGCACTGATTCGCCGGTTCGCCCGTCTTCAATAACTACGGAGTAAAAACAATGCTGGAATTCGAAGGGAAGTTCTATGATACGCAAAAGGCCATCAAAGACGAATGGTATCCCACTCGCTCGCAGTTCATGGTCAGGAAGTACATCGTCGAACGGGGGTGTAAGACGAGAGCGGAAGTCGCGATGGCTGAAGCTCAGAACGAAAGGGCGGGGCGAGCCAAGAGTATCGCCGCGGCGAAGAAGTCCCGGTTCACTTCTAAATCTTGAGGGTGGACTGAGGCATCGTTTCGATTCGAGTGGTCACTGCGAAGACTCCCGGTCTCGCCAGTGACTGCTTGATACCGGTGATGAATCGAACCTTCTCATTGCCGCACTCGATATTGGTCGACACCATCTTCATGTCGAACCAGTTGGTCCCGATGTAAGAGGCGTAGGCGAGGAACTTGGCGAGCTCGGTCGGGGATAGATGCCAGGTCACATCGTACGTGGTGATATTCCTCTCGGCATGCAGTTCGCTGAATTCGGCGGCAAGGGGTGAGGGGACTCGATAGGTTCGGGTCGCCTCTTTCGACTTGGCCTGCCATCCCGCCAGCGAGTGAATGTCGACGGTAAAGGATACCTCGCAGAATCGGGTGAATGGGATTCGGGTCACGCTCATCTCGGACGAGAGCTTGGCAGTGACTGGGGCACAAGGGGTCGCCGAGTCATCATTGCCCGTCACCAATCTCATCCGCCACCAGTCATTGCGATAAGCATACCCCCACGCCACCAGCTCCTTAGCACTGTCGAGGGTCAGGCGATAGGTCACCGAAACCCGACTGGCTTGGTGAACATAGGAACGCCGCTGGCGAGTATGCCCTGAGCTCTGCTGAGTTCGAAGCAATGCGCTGTCGGTATCAATCTCATAACCATCGGCAAGGGGATAACCGAATTTAGTTAACGGGAAGGTGACCGTCGGAAACCGCGGGGCTGTACGAGATACCCCATTGTAGGAGGTCGCCCCGTCCGAGAAGGTAATCGCGTGAGCTGAGAATTTAGCGTTCGGCATCAGGAAGTCCTCGTGACCGGGATGTACATAGTATATTCGCTGAGTTTCGTTCCAGCCAGGTCGAAGATTTCACACTTCACCGACCCCGTACTACTGCCCACCGTCTTCTGTTGGTAGCTCATGGCTTGGTCGACACTGAGGGGTCGCATGATTCCATTCCACGCCGACGCGTTGAAGAAGTTAGCCGCATTGGTGAGGATGGTATTCTTCACCTGATAGCTCGCACCGATGTTGGCGTGTGCTGGGGTAATCCAATCTCCCCAGTTGTCAGTCTTGCCGGGAGCGGAGTTGTAATTCCAAACCCCACCATCGGGCATCTGATAAACGCTCCTGGTGACCACTGCCCCACCCAGCGCCAATGCCGGGATGTCCATGCGGGCGGTGCGGGTCACTGGTCCCGCGGGAGGGGGAGGCGGTACGGCATCATCGGGAATCGGGAATGCCGAGTACAAGGTGTCGATGTATTCACGGGCGACCACGCTGGTCTCGAGTCCCGAGTACGAAATCGAATGAGCGATGTATGACTTGCTGATGGTCTCGGCGGTCGAGCCGAGAAGCAAATGAGTCGCCTCGATTCCTTGCTCTGCAACCCGCGGGGTAAAGGGCAATGCCGCCGTCAAGGTGAGAACCCCTCCCGCGACGGTCGCCGAGAACGGACCATATACCGCCCCATACTCATCCCGAGCTCGAAGCTGATATGAGCCATCGGCGATGAGAGCATCGAGGGAGAGTCGCGTAGAGGAGAGAATCGCCTTGACCCGAACACTCTGATGCCACGAGACCATCGGCATCGAGGCTTCGAATCTGTCACCAATGGTCAGTAGGCTTGCATCGAGCTCGGTACTGAACGTGATTGAACGCCGTACCTTACTCATCGCCTCCCATACCCACTTGGCATGAGCGAGGGCGTGAGCCTGATAGCTGATACCGACCGCTTCGATGGTCTCAGGCCTGACCGAATTGGCTGGCCATAGGACTGAGCGGTCATCCCAGGTTACCGAGTCGCTGTAGATTACTTTGACACCATCGTAATCTTTCGGCGGGGTCAGCTCGTAGTCGATGCTGAAAGTATCGGGCAGATAATTCTCCCGACTGAACATCGTCTTGCTGACTGGGGATACGGTGAGGGATTGGACCGAGAGCTTTTTGTTGTAGGCGAGAGGGGCACTGCGATGAGCCATGAGAGCCAACTGCAAGGCATCCCATATCGTCTTCTGAGTTTCAAAGATGTAGTTGAAGCCATTGGTCTTCTGAACTGCGGTAGCGAAAGCCTTGAGGGCGGGAAGGTCGAGGTAGGAATCATCGAGCCCTGCCCCGTACTCTGCTTTCATGATGTCGATGACCGCATCAATCGGGTTCACGGTGGGAGCGAAAGACGCCAGGTCTGTGAGGATGGTATTGAGCTTGCGGGTAGCGGTGACTCGAATCTTCTGCCGAGCCGCTTCTGAAGTGCGGGCTGTGGCTTTGATTTTGAATACCAAGAGAGTCACCTTGCCGTAGGCTGGGGTATTCGCGGCATGGTCGACGAATCCTCTCAACGCCGTCCAGAGGCAACTCGATGACTCGGTCTGTTTTTGGTCGGCTCGAGTATCCCGGCGAACCCGGACCTGATATCGAGCCGAGGGGACGTTCAGGGTGATGGTATGTGTGAACAGCTGAGATTGCCGACGACTGATGGTCGACTTCGAAGCGACCGCTGGTCCCAGAGGAACCCCCTCGTCATCAATGGGCATATACTCGACCGCGATGCTGATGGTCTTACTATTCTGGTCGCCTTCAGTATCAAACTTTACCAAGCCATTCGGGAAGGTAAATTCGACTTCGAGTTTCGAGGTCTTGGTGTAGGGCATCGAGGCGGCGAACCAGCCACGCCAGCCATCATCGTCGGCGTTGAGAATTACCTCATACCACCCGTCACCGGGAAGCGATGGCGGGGAATCGAATCCTGCCACGAGCATCAACCGCTTGTTCGCTTTCTCGACGTTCGCATTCATCTTGTAGGTCTTGACACCATCGCTGGTACGTACCGTATAGGCTGAGACTCCGTCAACCCACCAGCTCGGCATCTCGTTCTTGCCGACAATCCAGGTCGAGTTCAGCTTACCGAACCATGCGAGCTGGCCACCGGCGGTGAGGTCGACCCCCTGAACCTCGAAACTGGTATGCACGTCTTCATCAACGCCGTAGAGGGATTTGATGATTCCGAGCTTACCCTGATGGACCGAGTAGGGGACCTCATAAAAGCTGACATCCCCTGCCGGGAATGCTGAGAGCGGAGTCGTCCCGAGCCGAACATTCGTGATATCGAACGAGCCGTGACCGAGGCAAAGAATCTGATGCAGGTATTGAATATTCTTAGCGGCATCGACTACAGTATAAGGCTGAGAGGCGACCGCGGGATATGAAGTGACCTTGCCATACTGGACCGGGATTGGCTGGCCGAGGCGGGGAACATTCTGCTCGGAATTGATTTCGAAATAGGTTCCCGGCTTGTCGGCTTTTCGGGTGCGGGGTTTCGGGGTGAAGTAGTAGGTGATTGCCGCGACCGCGATATGAATCAGGACCTGTTTGAAGAATGCCGCCCACGCGAAGTTCGCTCCCGGCATCAAGAGAATGATGACCTCGTCATAGAGTTCGAGGTCGACATCATAATCCTCGACATCGAGTTCGATACCATTCACCGTGATGATGGCAGACGCCTCCCCGAAGCCGGCTGGGAATTCCCGTTGAAGGAAGTCGATGAGGGGTCCGCTGAAGGAATGAGACTCGGCGGTATCAGGTCGGGTGAAGTCTTTGGCTACGCGAATCATTGGTCACCCCTGTACCGTAAGTATCGGATATGCATATAGCCCAGCGCCCTGAATTCGGCGAGAGTTTGATTATAGGTTCTACCTTTCGCCCGATGAGTCACCATATCATCATCAATCAGGACGCCGCAGTGGTGAAGTTTATCGGGAGCGGGACCCGCGAGAATGAGAGTCCCCTTGGTAGGGGCGGGGTCATCAACCCAACGGAAGTCAGAGGCGAGTTCGGTAGCCGCTTTTCGAGCCGCCATCCCAGCATCGTCGAGGATGCTCCCGATGTCGGGAAGATGATGGCCATATTGAGCCGCGATGAGCGTGGCGTAGAAGTAGCAATTCATCGGTAGAGCCCGGGATAGTTGTCGAGGGTGAAGAGTTCTTTCGGGAAGCTTGAATTGATGAAGTCAACTCGACGGGCGGTCCCGGTGCATTTGTCTTCGGTCAGGGCGATGCTATCGAGCTGGAGGTCGAGAGGTGGCCAGTATCCAGGAGTATTCGAATCATCGGAGTACTGGGTCAGGCGCAAGCGGATAGGCTCATTCGCCGCGAGAGCCGATTCGCAGAGCTTGACCAGCTCATCCCCGAAGTTCGCGAAGCTCAAAGTCAGCTCCGGCAAGCTCTGCTGTTTCTGGTCAGGCATATCGACTTGAAAGGTCGAGGGTTGAAAGGTCTGCTGTACCCCGTCGAAGTCGAAGGTCTTCGCCTCGATACTATTGTCAATCAGGTAGAGCGGGGATACCCAGCCGGGATTGGTAAGAACGAGAGCAGTGTAGAGGGGTCGGTTCGCAGGAGCCGAGGCGT